CAACGCTATCTACGCACACTGGAACATCCAAGAAGGCACAAACGCTCGTATTAGATTCCTTCCAGACGCAGACACAAAAAACACATTCTTTTGGGCAGAACGAGCGATGATCAATTTACCATTTGCTGGCGTTAAAGGCCAAGCAGACAGTAAACCAGTCACTGTACAAGTACCATGCGTTGAGATGTGGGGCGAAGCATGTCCGATCTTAGCAGAAGTCCGTACTTGGTTCAAGGACCAAAGTCTAGAAGAAATGGGTCGTAAGTATTGGAAGAAAAGATCATACTTGTTCCAGGGCTTTGTGCGTGAGAATCCTATCACAGACGATAAGACACCAGAAAATCCAATTCGTAGGTTTATCATTAGTCCACAGATTTTTAACTTGATCAAATCAGCACTGCTTGATCCAGAGTTAGAAAACTTACCAACAGACTACCAAGGTGGTTTAGACTTTACAGTTACTAAAACATCAAAAGGTGGTTATGCTGACTACTCAACTTCAAAATGGTCACGCAAAGAATCTGCACTAACAGCAGAAGAAGCGGCATCAATTGAAACTCATGGCTTATATAACTTGAAAGATTTCTTACCTAAGAAACCAAGCGAAGTTGAATTGAAAGTCATGAAAGAAATGTTTGAAGCTTCAGTAGATGGTCAAGCATATGACGCAGATCGTTGGGGCAATTACTACAAACCAAGAGGCGTGACAATCGTCTCAGCTGAATCAGCTACCCCTGTAGCACAAACAGCAACGCCAGCACCAGCAGATGAAGAATTTGAATCTGCTCCGGCTGTGGTCGCTCCAGTAGTTGCAGAGGCTGCACCAGCGGCTCCTACAGCACCAGTTGCAACACCTCCAGCAGGTGGGACAGCCAGAGCTGAAGACATCCTTGCGATGATCCGCAATCGTCAAAAGACATCTTAATACAAGGGGTTGTCATTTAGATGTTATCTAGGATAGATGAAATCATCTTCTCAGATCGCTGTGAGGTGCTTGAATTCTCAACCCCACAGCGGTTTGTCTATCCTATCTTCAAAAACGGTACAAGTTCGATGATGATGTATCCCATCGAACCTAATCCTAAAAAATTAATAAATCATCAAATCAGACAATGTGAATCAGTGGACATTATTTTACGAAATCCTGAAGAACGATTTGTGTCTGGGGTAAACTCATTTGTTTACGCTTTGCTTAGGGACCGTCCTGAGTTGGATAAGGGTTCAATAATGTATTTTGTTGAAAATTATCTTTACCTAAATCGACACTATGCACCACAAATATTTTGGTTACTTAATTTAAATAGATTTACTAACTCTGAATGTAAGTTAAATTTATATGGTATGGCTAAATTAAAAGAGTACACATCCACTAACTTTTCTCCGCCAGAAGATAAAATATTAACTAACGAAGAAATAGAAAGATTAAAGAATAATATACATAATCAGGTTTACAAACAAATTGATGAATATTTAATATCTTTAATTGGAAAAAATTTAACATTTAAAGAAATAATGGATTATATTAAATCTAAAGATCTTGCGGTCTATTCAAAACTTAAATGTATTGCCCTAGACTAGACCATTTTGTGAGATTTAATCCCAACGGCACAGTAAGTTGTTGTGGGCATATGACCGGACCTACCAGTTTTAGGTCTTATAATGAATTACAATCTAGTCTTTGGTTAAAGGAAATACGTGAAGGAATGGCTCGTGATGCTTGGCCCGTAGAATGCCAACGGTGTCAACAGACAGAAAAACAGTCAAATACCAGCATAAGATTAGACAGCATCAAACGCGATCAGATTTTTAAAAAAATACGTAAAGACTATTTGATAGTAGGCGGCGTATTAGACAATGTCTGTAACAGTGCTTGCCTAACCTGCGGCGCAGAACACAGCACTGCTATCGGTGGGCTATCTGGCAAAAAGTATATTAAGATCAACAACAGTGATAATTTTTGGTCATTACCACAAGAACGCATAGTACATCTGGATATCAATGGCGGTGAGCCCAGTCATAGCAAGAACTATAAACACATATTGGCCAATTTACCTGAGAACGTAAAGTCAGTCAGGCTCAATACTAACTGTAGTACGGTGTTAGAAGAATTATTACCATTGAAAGATCGTGGGATTGATGTAACTGTAACAGTCAGTCTAGATGGTATTGGCCCAGTACACGATTTTGTGCGTTGGCCTGTTAAGTGGGATAAATTTTATGCGAATTTACAACAATACATGGCAATGCCTGTAAAATTAAACACTTGGACTACTGTGAGTGTGTTAAATATAGATGACCTACCTAATATCCTAGCATTCGTTAAAGAACATAATTTAGACCATAGCTATGCTTATCTCAAGGAACCAAGTCCCTTGGCTGTTGAAAATCTAGGTACGCAGGAGAGTTTAATATATATACAAGAACAAAAGCAATTAAGAGGTATGGTATGAAGCCATATGTAAAATTAGAATGCGACGATTTAGACATTATTCAAAACGATATCTATAATTTCCTGCTAAATGAAACAGAATTAGGGTCTGCAGAGTTTAAAAATTGGCAATTTGTTACCACTAAAAAATTAATATCTACTACTCCGCGACTAGCTAAGTTTTTTCTCAAAAATAAATTATATGTGAGAAATGCATCAGTTACTGTTTTATATGAAGATTTATCTTTACATTTAGATACCTTACCGATGATAGCAAAAATTAATATTCCTATTAGGAATACCCAAGGGTGGGTAAATAGATGGTACGAAGTTAGTGAGCAACAGATAGCGCAGTTGCCTAAGACACAGAATCAATTTGGTGACGAGCAAGAAGATGTTAGTAGTTTAGATGTTAATAAATTGTCAGTCTTAGATGAAATATATGATCTAGATACTCCGATTGTGTTCCATTCACGCATACCACATAGTGTTATAAAACTAACAGCAGACGTATTACCAAGGATAGTGGCCAGCTTTACTTTTGTAAATCAACCTCTACATTTATTACAATGAAAATTGCGATTACAGGACATAGTGCAGGTATAGGACAAGCTCTGTCAAAATTATATGAAGCAGATGGACACGAAGTTATTGGGCTTAGCCGTCGTAATGGTTATAACATACGTAGCTTACCTAAGGTAACAGCTATGATCGAACCCTGCGATGTGTTTATTAACAATGCCCAGGTAGGTTTTGCCCAGACAGAATTATTGTTTGGAGTTTGGCGGCAGTGGAGGGGGCAGCAAAAATATATAGTGAATATCAGCACACAGATGACTGATTTTTTATTGCCACCAAAAGAAGAATGGGATGAGTACATCATACAGAAAAAAGCCCTAGAATTAGCAACACAATTATTAGAGCAACGCAGCGAATGGCCGAGATTGCTATTGGTTAGACCAGGTGCAATAGCTACCCAACCAGGGCAGGAGCCACCAGAGTATATAGAAGTGGATATCTATGCCCAGGGAGTATATGAATGGATAGCAAAGAATATTTAACTAATAAGAATTTCTGCCCTATACCTTGGACTGGTATAATGTATAACTTTGACGGTACTGTTAAGAACTGTATCCGTAACAGTGGTACGCTTGGTAATCTAAAAGATAATAGTATACACGAAATACTTAAAGGTGAAACAGCGATACATAAAAAAAATCTAATGTATTATAATAAAAGTGAGCCAACCTGTACACCCTGTTATGATCTAGAACAAAATAAAAAAAGTTTTGATATTATCAGCGATCGTGTATTTTATCTGAAAGAACTTCGAAACGTTGATCTTAACACGTATAAAAATATTGATACTTTTGATTTACAAACTATTGACATACGATGGAATAATACTTGTAATTTTACCTGCGTATATTGTAGTCCAGAATTTAGTAGTCGTTGGGCGACAGAGTTAAATGTAAAATATGATGCAGTCCCACAACGTCGGTTAGAAGAATTAAAACGCTATGTATTTGACCATGCAGATCAGCTAAAACATGTATACATGGCCGGTGGCGAACCATTGCTGATGAAAGAAAATTTAGAACTGTTAGCTATACTCCAGGAACGCAACCCCACCGTTAATCTTAGAGTTAATACCAATCTAAGCAAAACTGGTACACAGGTATTTGAACGAATATGTGAATTTCCTAATGTACATTGGACAGTAAGTGTTGATGAAATGGGGGAAGAATTTGAATATGTGAGATATGGTGGCAAATGGAAGGATTTTCTAGATAACTTAACCATAATTAAGAAGCTAG